ACCAGAACCTGGACCACCAATCATAATAATTTTTGGCCCACTAATTGCTTCAGAAAAATATTTTTTAAATGATTTCATATTATCCTTTAACCCAGTCTTTTGCAATCGTAAAATTTGCTCTACTAAATTCTAATCTATCTACAAGTTTAACGGCACCTCTTACTCTATCAACGGCCACATATCCTTCTGGATTTGTAACTCTAAATCCATCTGGTGTTCTTATAAAATGGCCAATTGCTTGTATTTGATTTAATTTTCTTATTAAAAAATTCTTTGCTCTTTGTAATGATATATGAGTAGCAATAGCAAAATATATTGATGTTTTATTTTTATCAATATAATCTAAACCACCATCTCTTATTTTTCTATATTTGTTTTTTGTTTCTTCCCTTGAAACAGCATCAATCTCTTGTTGCAACATATTAGCGTAATATGATCTAAACATTTCTATTAACTCTCTTACTTTGGCCATATCGCCTTGTGAGTTTCTTATATAATAATTAAAAAAAGTTTTAAGTCTAAAACCTACTGCTAAAGGATCTGTACTATTAAAATCATTTAATAAAGATTCTGACTTGTACAATGAACCTTCAGCCATCGCTATGATGTTATCAAATTGTGCCATTTCTGATTTATTAAATGTTGATGAACCTGAAGTATCTGAATATGTGGCGTCTGCTATAAAAACGGAAGACACCATAGGAAAACCTCTTACACTCCCAAAACTTGCTGATAAAGATTTCATATCTTTACCTGAATACATTGTGTGAAATACTATACCTAATCGAGCACGTGATATTCTTTTACCAATAGTACTGTTAACGGGAACAGCATATGTGATTGTGTTTGGTGTAAATGTATAATAATCTTGTTCGTCTATTGAAGTTGTTTTAACATCACCTTTTGTAAATAATAAATCGCCTTGTAGTATGCCTGTAATACCTAATTTAGATAACTCTCTTAAACAAACAATAAGTTTACTGGCTAATGGGCCATCGTGATTTTTTAATATATCACCTGTTGAGTAATTGATTTTTGGATTTACGTTAAATATAGATTTAGTGCCCACAAAGAATTTGCCATTTTCAGGATTAATACCACAGATAACAGCAGGTGCACCGTCCCATTTAACAGTTACGTTAAGTCGGCCACCTATATGGCCAGTAAGCATTTTTTTGATTGACTTTAGAAAGTTAACGGCATCTCTACCGCCTTTAGAACCTCTATCTATTATAGAGTCCTCTAAGTGTTCCAAATGGGTGTTTGTACCCTTTGTAATAAATCCCTTAAAACTAAACATACTCCTCTCATATTTTCCATAAATAAAATCAAACTAACCATACACTATATCACTTAGTACTATTTATAATTACTTAATATTGTCACACAGAAATTTTGGTATACCACCATTAGATTGCCATTGGCGGTTAGCATTTTGAAAGTTTACCAGTTGAGATATATCTTCTTCAAAGAAAGACTGTCTAACAATTGTACCTGTTGGTTGTTCAACGGCCTGCCAATAGATATTACCTTTGTTCTTAATCATTTTTTTTTCATATGACAACTGTTCACCTAGATGGCCAGGTCTCCTATCGCTCTTATGAAATCTTACTTTTTGTTTTTTCATTATTGTATATTCATATCCCAAGATATTATTTGTTTTACTTTCTTATTTTCTGTAGGAGGACTAAAATGATTTATAAATTTAGGTATTACAACAATTTGTCCTTCTTGTACAGGAAGCGGATAATAAATTGTTCTATCTGTAATATAATCATTCCAAGGTTGTATATAATTTGTTACTGGAGATCCTTTTGGTAATTGTAGATAAAGTATGCCCGTTAATCCTGTTGTTCCGTGATTATGTGGCGAATGATATTCCCCTTGTTTATAAGTTACAGACCAAACATCTAAAACGGCTAAGTCTCTTTTAATTTTTTGACTTAACATATTTAATTCTTCACCTAATAAATTAGTAAAAGCTTCCACTAAACCTGTTCTATCACTTTGTCTGTTAGTATGAAATGTTTGTATTCCGTGTTTTTTATCTGCATAAGATTTAAATAGTTTTGTTAAATTTTTTTTCTTTACACTCCAATTTAATGCTGGAATAGTATAGAACGGTATATTAAACAATGTTTCTTGTATCATTTATTCCTTTATAGTTTTTAATACTGTATCAAAATTTTCTTGTACAGTCCAATTATTATCTTTAGACCAAAGTGTAACCTTTGAGCCTTCTTCTAACACGTTTTCAAATATTACTCTTACGTGTTCTACATCTATCGCTATCTTTTTTCCTTCAAAAGGAACCGAAGCGTTTGTAAACACTTTAAAATTTGCCATTTTTTCTCCTATATTTTAAAATCCGAAAACTTATCATAACTAGTTTTTGGAGTTTTTGTTGTTTGGTTACTATCTACTATGTTCTGAGCATTGTTAGATACATCATATAATTTCATCTTAGCTCTATCTACACCAATAATAAAAGCACGATTGATAGATGGATCATTATAACGATTCTTTAATTGCTTAACTTTCATTTGACCTAATGCTTCTAATTCTTCATTTGATATTAAAGCAAACATAAAGTCAGCAGTTGCTGGAAGACCAAAAGATTCAGAAGTATCTTCTAATCCAATATCTGTGCTTACAAATCCTGTTCTGGTTGTTTGTGTAGCACTAAAGATTGGTACATTAAACTCTACAGCAAGTCCTCGTAGTTCCTCGGCTATTGCCTTAATGAAGAAGTACGAAGATATATTTCCACCTTTAAATCTACTGCTTGAACAAATATTTAGGTAGTCAATAAAGATTACATTTGGTCTAAATGATTTCTTTAAAGCCAGTTCATTTAACAATGCTCTAAAATGGCCAGCGTGTGCTGATGCTGTAGGGTATTCTTTTATAATTAATTTACCTACAGTCTTTGATTTAATTTTTTCAATCTTATCGTCATACAGTTGTCTAGGCATACTGTGTAAATCGTCCATTGTTACATCTAATAAATTGGCATCAATACGTTCAGCTATTCTTTCTTCTGACATTTCCATCGTAATGTATAATACATTTAATCCTTGTGTTAGAAAAGCACTAGCACAATGACACATAAACAAAGATTTACCAACACCAGTACCTGCTAAAGCTATATTTAAAGTTTTAGGTGGTACACCGCCTTTAGTAATACGGTTCATATAAGATAAATCAAATTGGTATTTCTTTTCTTTAGTATGATAAAAGTCAAATCTTCTAGTAGCATCTTCTATATAATCGTGTCCTATATGATTATCAAAAGAAACGGCCAAAGCATCAGCAAGAATACCAGGTATTGCCTCTGGTGTAAGTCTAGGATCTTTCTTATCTAATATTTTAATACCAGTTAATACGGCATTATGTACTGCTCTGTCTTTGCAAAACTTTTCTGTTGTATCAAATAACCATTGTAAATCTACAGTCTCATTAGTTAATGATTCTAATAATTCTTTTACAGATTTAAATTCATCTTCATTAATATCTTTTCTTTGACCAAGTTCTATAGTTAATGCTTCTTTAGTAGGAATGTTTTTATATTTGTTTACGAATATATCTATTTCTCTAAACAATATTCTTTCATTACGGTTTGTAAAGTAATCTTCTTTACAGAAAGGTAAGGCCTTTCTTGTAAATGCTTCATTGAATATGAAATTACGTAATACTGTAATCTCTATTCGTTCATTATTTAAATTCAACTTTTCCATCTGTCAATTGTTTCTCTAATAATTCAATCAATATATCACCAATGTAGTCTATAAATTCTTGGCTATTTGTATCTACCTCATTAGGATTTTTAATTATATCATAATTGAATTTCATTGGCAATGTTCCATTAGGCCCCTCATCTTTTGCAAAGGCCACCTTGCCATACTTATAGACTACGTTTAAATACTTGTCCTCAACTAACTTGATACAAGTAAAGTCATCGCCGTCTTTTTGTACAAAAAGATATTTTATTTTATTCTGCTCCGTAGAGGAACTTTTTCTTTGTTGCTTCATCTATCTGTTTTAATACTTCCTTTGTAAAATACTTTTCAGGTTCATCATTGATATTCTTACCAAATACTTTTGAACCATCTGGCATTTCATATCTTGTTGATACTTTTTTAAATATGCCTTCTTCTTCAGCAATTTCTAACAAACCATAATATCTGTCTAAGCCAGATTTGTATGTTAGTCTTACATCAATTTGAGCATTCTCTTTTGTTAACCTTGATTTATAGTTTTTACAGTGGATAATATTACCAATCACTTCGTTGTCGGCATCTTTTTCTTTTCTTTTGCCAAGATAGATGATTGATGAGGCAGCGTATTTAAGACCAGAACCACCACCCATTTCTTTTTGTGGGTACATAGAACCAATTACGTCATATGTGTGGTTGGTCATTATCATTGGAACTTTTGCCCTGCCAAGTTTCAATGTTAAAACTCTAAATGTTGATTTGACAATTTGTGATCTTGTCATATCTCTTGTTTCTTTTCCTTCAG